ACCCAGACTCTATGTACTTAGAAGATGTAGCAGTCAGATACCAACAAGAGGGAATAATGTGAGTAGTGCAGCCAAGCGTAAAGGTACACAAGGCGGAGAAATCCCAGCAGTTAACTGGCTAAAAGAAAATGGTTTTCCATATGCAGAACGCAGACTTGCAGGCAGCCACCTCGACAGAGGTGACATTGCGGGTGTTAACGGAGTAACTATTGAAGTTAAGAACCATATTAAATTAGACCTAAGTGCTTGGCTAAAAGAACTAGAAGTTGAAATGAAAAACGATGGAGGATGGACAGGTGTTGTTCTCCACAAGAAAAAAGGAACTAAAAATGTTGACGAATGGTATTGCACAATGCCAGCCAAAGTATGGCTGGATTTAATAAAGGACGCGATGCGTGGTAGACAAGCATAGTATTGCGGATTATCTCAGGCACATAGGCGCAGCCGTTCCTGCTGAGGGACACGGCTGGCGCAAAATCAAATGCCCATTCCATAATGACAGTCATGCATCAGCAGGTATTAACTTTGAAGAAAACAGATTCAAGTGTCATGCTTGTGGTGTGGGTGGAGATGTATACGATTTAATTATTTACAAGGAGGGAGGTACATATCGTGAGGCTATCAAATTCGCACAGACAATTTCTCTTGCAGGCAACGCACCAGTACGCCAGTCAGATTCATCTAGCAACAGAGTATCTGTCAACACGCAATCTCTCGGTAGAAGAGGCGCAACGCTTTCATCTTGGAGTGGTAAAGGACGCTCTTCCAGGTCATGAACAGTATCTTGGCAGACTAGCCATACCTTACATAACACCATCAGGTGTAGTAGACATTCGGTTTAGAACACTGGGAGATATTGACCCAAAGTATATGGGTATGCCAGGTGCTAAAACCAGTATGTTCAATGCACAGACAGTGCTTACTGCATCAGATTATATCTGTGTAACAGAAGGTGAAATTGACTGCATCACAGTCAGCGTAAAGACTACGCATCCAGCCGTAGGTATTCCAGGTGCTAACAACTGGAAACCATTTTACTCCAAGATATTAGATGACTTTGATACCGTAATTGTTTTAGCAGATGGTGATTCAGCAGGTATGGATTTCGGCAAGAAGGTTAGCCGAGAGTTAGGTAATGTTAATATAGTTCAGATGCCAGAAGGGCATGATGTCAATAGCATAGTAATGCTAGAAGGAGCGGAGTTTATTAATGAACGAATCCGAAAATGTCTTTCTGAATAACGGAGAGGATATCTGGGACTTTATCAAAGACAATCCTAGATACATGGGAATACCAATCTCTGAGAAGCAGGGGCTAGATATTCTCAATGCCCTGCGTGATGTTTGGGTTATGAATAAAATAGATAAAGATAAAGCCAACCAGATGCTAACCATGCTGGCAGCAGTGCTTGTCTCAGCCCATGAGGGGCATGGAGAAAAGATAGTAGAAGAAGTATTGGTCCAAGAAGCAATGATAGATTTTGAGCAACAGGCTAAGGAGATACTCAATGAAAGACCTGAATAACTTTGAAGATATTCTTAATGAGTTACGTATTATTATGATACGCAAGCATCAAGACTACGGCCCATTTAACATAGCCAATGCTCCAGGCGGTGCAATGAACGGGCTGCTTGTGCGAATGCACGACAAGATGGCACGATTAGAAAATCTTTACTACAAAAAACAAGACACGCCCAACTATGAAAGTATTGAAGATACCTTTATGGACCTAGCAAACTATGCAATAATCGGACTATTGGTGCAAAGGCGACAATGGGAAGGCGTAACAGAGGGCTAACGTGGACTACCTAGATGAGTATGAGCAGATGGTTGTGGCAATTGCTGCCGAATACCAACGCAAATACCCTATGACAGACCAGCAAGATATCCAACAAGTATTGTGGATATGGTTTGTTACCCATCCAGTTAAATACAAAGAATGGTCAGCCCTGCCACAAAAAGACAAAGACAAACTCATAGCCAAGTCTCTTCGTAATAAAGCAATTACTTATTGTGAACGCGAAAAGGCACGGACGGTTGGCTATGAGTTGCTTGACCTTTACTACTATGACGCTTCAGTTATTGAGGCATTCCTGCCATCAATCATTGCAGAGTCCTATGAAATCCCATCTAAGATTAAAGACCTAAACTTTAAGTTCAGTAAGGGTGAAAGCACAGACACCAACAACTGGCTAGTGCTCAGGTCAGATATAGCATCAGCCTACTACAGATTGTCAGAGGCAAAACAATTTATTCTTAAGACTCGTTTTAGTACAGAATCTTGCGAGTGGAGTAAGTTGGGTGAAGAACTAAAGACAACACCTGATGGTGCCCGCATGAAAGTACAGCGGGCTATCAGTGATGACGAATCAGGAGAATGATAATGTCAAAGAAATCCGAGAGTTACTACACCCAACGGATTACTCGCACGCTATGGACTTGCGAGGAGAACCTATTGGAGATGTTTGCGTATGTGGAGGGGATGTATTTCATGCGCTTGTTGCATTTGACCAAGGTGAACTATGCTTTTATTTCCTTGATGGAGAGTGCGTTAACTGTGGCTCAATGGTCACACTCCCTTACCCACAAAACGAGGGGATTATCTAATGCCACTATATGATTTTAAATGCAATGCTTGCACAGAAGTGCAGGAAACTAACGAGAATATTCCGCCAGCATGTGGTACTTGCGGTGAAACTATGCAGCGTATATGGTCAGCACCAGCCATCAAGTTCAACGGCACAGGTTTCTACTCAACAGGAGGATAAGTGAGTTACCCAGAATGGACAGATACACCAGCCTGCTTAGGAACTAATACAGAGATGTGGTTCTGCGAAGATAGCGAGCCAGGTTATAGAGAAGCAAATCTACTTAAAAAGATTTGCTCTGGATGTCCAGTAAAGCAGCAGTGTTTTGATTATGCGCTACATAATTCAGTGCAAGGATACTGGGCAGGCACTACACCTAGACACAGAAGTCAGTTAAGAAAGAAACTAAATATTATTCCTACACCAGTCGGTCTAGCATGGGAGATACATGAGTACAGCAAAGTTATCTGACTTTGACTTAGACCTAAAGGTAGGTCAAGAAGGTGAAGGATTAGTAGAACAACTGTTAACAGGTGGTACTACAGTAGAAGTAAAGACAGATTTAAAATGGAAAGAGACTGGCAACTTATATATCGAGACAGTATGCTGGTCACACAACAACGAGAATTGGTATTTATCAGGATTGTCCAGCACGAAGGCTCAGTATTGGGCCTTTGTTCTGGAGGGGGCAACCCTGTTAGTACCAACGGAGGTACTAAAGCAAGTAGTAACGGCAAGGGGAAGAGCCATTACCTGCAACATACCTCCGAACCCTAGTAAGGGCTACCTTATTAAGGTTGAAGATATACTTAACTACATGCGTAAATGACAAAAGACCCCCAGCGCTGGTAGAGATACCAGTTCTGGGGGTTTCTTGTGTCTATGGGGCTGCTAGGCCCCTTAAATAAGGTTACTTAGAGCCGCGTCCAAACTCTGCAGCAGATGGGTCTAGCCACTTTAGGACTGGACCAGCAGCACCAGCAATAGCAGCCATGCCTAGAGTCTTAAGGTCTGTCTCACCTGCAAGGTAGAGTGCAACCGCTGCAGCAGCAGCAGCACGGAACCATGTGAGTGCAACTTGCTTGAATTGTTCCATTGTATTCCTCCTATAGGATTACTTTGTCCCGTGCACTTTGCAGCAGGTACAAACTTCAGTCTTATATGCTTTCTTCGCAGGTACTGGTAGCACCTTTGCTACTACCTGACTAACAATCTTTGGTTGGTTTAACCACCAGAACCACGGAGAAGTATCTGCAGAACAAGCGGCATTAATAGAAATATGTAGATGCTTATTATGAGGATTACTCCCACTGTATTGTCTGTTTCCTTGCTTAGCCTTTTCTTTAGACCATATCTTGCCCTTAAAGATAAGATACTTAACACGCTTATCTTCTTTAAGTTTTTCAAAAATGTCAGCACAATCAATTCCATTCTTAGGGTCGTGCGTCAGGTCAACAGCAAGTCCAGTATTATGGTCGCTGGTTGGACTCTGTTTCAGATGAGCGTTCGACGGCAGAAGTCCATCGCTGGCTTTCATACGCAATGGTGAAATCGCTGTGGCTTGACGCAGGACAGCAATAGCGGCAGGTGTGGCTTTCTTGGCAACAGGCTTCATCGTTGTTCATCTCTTCCCCTCTGTAGCATCATCTGATACAGGATTTCTACTTTTTCTTCTAAACGAATAACAGAATCTTTTAGACTTGAACCAGAGTTAGGCTTTAGTTCATACAAATAGTGCTTAACCAACCATCTAACAGCACCTGCAAATGCAGATACAATTGCAATAATAGATACAATTAAGCCTGCCCATTGGGGTGTGTTCATTATACTGTCCTAACAATGATGTCAATGACTCCACCAAATCCATCAAACCTACGGTCTGGTGGTGTCATGCGTGTGAATGATACCTGTTCAATCTGTACTTGACGTGATTCTCCTGTAGTTAAATCTTGCCATGTAACAATATCTCCGCTTTGTTCTGCTTCTTCTAGTTCTTGAATACGCTCAAATGCTTTTCCTTCATAGCCTTTAAGTACGTTGTACTTGTCTGATTCAATATCAAAACAAAATACAGGAAACTTAATAAGCCTCTGCCGTGGTGTAGCAATGGTTGCTTTAACTTGATAGCCCTTGAATGTAGGTCCAAGACTAGATGTTGTGCCGTCACGGTAAAGAATAAACTTGTAGGAAACATACTCCTGTGCCTCAGCAGGTTGAGAAGTAGTTACTTCAATTGGGTTAATAGTAGAATCGTATGAGATGTGGTCATACTCTGTGCCATCTCTATCTACTGTTTCCAAAGTCATTGAGCCGTATGTAAAGTCACCGCGCCCAAGAAGACGCTTAAAGTTTTTTGGCTCAAGTGTTGAGTATCTGATGTTACCTGTTGTTATGTAACCTGATGCCCGTAGTGTGGCTGCATCTTCTATGTAGACTGTGCCATCTGATGTTCCGTTATTGGCTGTGCAGAATGTAATTCTATCTGCAACTGCTGGGTCATCATTGCCAATAAATGCACAGGCAGTAGTCTTGTAACCAGTGACACCATCAGCATAGACATCATTAGCATAGGCAAAACGTAGTGTCTCTATCTCAGTAGACAAGTCAATACGGATTAACCCAGGCTCTCCAGCCACAGATGCTGCACACCAAACAAACTTATCCCGTGCAGCAAAGTCATAGACAGGTTGGGTTGATTCAAAGATTAATGGACCATAGTTAATAGACCCGTCTTGGTCATTAACTACAGCAGCACGAACACCCTTGTTAGTACCAATCATCATGTATCCAAGATAGTAGAAAATCTTGTGGATAACTTCGCCTGTCGGCATTTCTGCCGAAACAATAGATGATGTTAATGTTGGCATTGTGCCAGTAGTTGAAAGAGTAAACTTCTCAATAACAGACTGGATACCGTTGTATCCTGCAAGGTAGATGGCTGAACCAGATGCTGTTATGGATGTATAAGTATGAGTAGAAGATGGGTGTGTGTATAGCAATGTAGGTGTAGAAGATGCACTAGTAGCGCACTCATACACTTTATTATCTGCACAAATAACGAGACGCTGCTTTACATATTCAATAACAGCATTGGTAATAATTTGGCTATTATCAAATATTTTAAACTCATCTGCAGTACTAGCGGAAGAACCAGTCAATGGTTTGCCATAAACAGTTAACTTGGTAGTACCACCAGCAGTAGCATTGGTTACCCAATATGCGTTCTTACCATCATCACAAACAGCATAGACAGGATAAACACCAGCACCTGCATTGTAATCAACAAAGTGAGTTACTGTGCCATCAGCAGCAATTTTATCTACATCATACTCATCAAGCAGTAATACACCCTTAGTTGTATTCCATTTAATAGAACGTAAATGCTGTTGAACTACGCCATTAGATGCTATTGCGCCAGTAGTTATGTGAGTCGAAGTGCAGTTCTTTAGTAGTGTTACCTGTCCTTTAGTCCAGATATTAACACCTTTGCTATCTGCAAATCGGTAATGCCCAAACTCATCATTAGAAGTTGGGTCAAAGAAGTTAATCCCATCTCCACCATGAAAAGAAGATTGGCTACGAATCCACCAGCCAGTAAGCGACTGCTCTCCTGGCTCATTCTGATTATCAAACTGGTCCTTTTTAAACGGAGCAGTTTGACGGATGTACGGACGAGCATCACTAATTGCGTAGATAAATGGCAATCCAGAGATGGCTATATCATAGGCAATGTCTGTGTTCTGCCAGACTGCTGTACTAGATACAACACCAACATCTACTGCAATAGACCGCGTATCGCGGCCATCGGTAATATCTCTGCCTGCCACCGTATCTCCTTTAGTTGAAAGTTAAATTAAATTATTCAGGTACTACTACTTCAACCCAAGATAGGGTTGGCTCATCCCAAGTAAAGAACTTTCCAGTCTCAGTAGGAAATGGTACAGGAGGCTGCCACTTAGCATCAGTGTCCAAAGTCCAAGAAGGATATGGCTGAGGTGCAAAGAAGTGGTCAGCAACTGGGTCATAGGTGTAACCAATACCAGCATAGTTCTTACGGATGTTGCCATTGTAAGATGTCTGAACCCAGCGGGTATCCTCACCTAGTAAAGACTTGCAAAACATAATGCCCTTAGTCTCGTTCTCTACCCCATCAAGGAGTAGTTCTTCGTTAGCCACAACAATTACCTGTGTGACTACATTGTTCTCATCTAGTTGTGCAAAGTGTGCCATAATTGCCCCTTTAATTTATTCCTAATAAAATCTTAAGGTCATCTACAGAAAGTCCAGTACGTTCTAATTTTGCTTGACGAATTTCCTCTGCCGTTGGCTTAGGTAAACCAGGTTGTCCTTTGCCACTAGGTGGGAATGGAGCAGACTCATCAAGTTGGGACGCTACAGCAAGTTCTGCCCAAGCAGTTGCTTCTTCAACTGAATCAAATGTATCTCCATTAGGGTAACAAGGTTGTAACCAGAATGGTTCTGAGTTGATGTCATCATAGATTTTGACTGTATTGTTATCATCTATTTCATATCGCATTTATTATGCTCCTCTTGCGTAGTTTCTTGCTTGATTTGCCTGGATTGTCCACGCATAAATGTTTGGTGATGTCTTTGCTGTCCAAGTAATTCCATCAGGTGATGTAGCAAATACTGATGTTGCTCCACCATTGTAAACAACTTTTGCAAAACCAACAGATTTACCATAAGTAATTAAACCTTCTGTATTTCCTTGGCTAATATGTGTTCGCTGTGTCCAACTTGTACCATTTGTTGATGATGCTCCAACAGTTCCTCCAGCAGAAGCAACATAGGTTCCAACCTCATAACCATAACACTGAGTACCGAACCAATAACCAGTTGTTGGCATTGTTCCTAATGAGAATGATGTTCCATTAGTAGAGTACCAAAAATTATTAGTTGAACCATAATTACCAGTAAATACCAATGTAGTCCCATTATATGCACCTACACCTGCTGCACCAAAATAAGGAGATGGCGAACCAGAACTATTAAGAGTAGATGAACCACCTAATGTTGAAACATAATTTAAAGTAGGGTCATTGTGTTGTGGAAACATATAATAACCACTAACATAACCACCAGCAAGTTGAACATTTGCATTAGATACTGTTGAACCAGACCAGGTTAAACCGTCACTAGAGTAAGCATAACGATTGCTGTCATACATAGTACCTACTACCCATTTACCAGTAGATGGTGTGTAATAAACATATGTAGATTTAAATGACGTATAAGGTGCTGTTCTTGAAGTCCAAGATGTTCCGTTAGTTGATGTGTAAAAGTTATTCTGTTGGTATGGAGCATAAACCCACAGACCATTACCATAGCCAAGATACTCACCACTTGCTTGAATGTTAGCACCAGAGGCAACTGGCAAGTTAAACTGTGTCCAAGTAGAACCATTATCATAAGAAATAATTCCACCAGTTTGTCCAGTAGAACCACTTCCTATTGCAATTAAAGTATTTGGAATATACGCTTCATTACCAATTAGCAGTGAGCCACTTTTAGTTTTATTTTTAATACTGATAACAGCCATTAGAAAGTTATGCTCCCGCTTCCAGTCCATTTGTAAATACGGTATCCACCTGATGTTGTTACAGTTGGGCTACCAGTAGTAGAAGATGCTGCATTATAAGAATCTGAATAACGAATAATAACCACACCAGAACCACCAGCCTTACCACTGTTTGATAGATAACCGTGTCCTCCACCGCCTCCACCGCCAGTATTTGCAGTTCCTTCTACACCAGCATCACTAGAGGCACCTTTACCGCCGCCTCCTGCACCTCCTGCACCACCATTACTACTTCCGTTTCCAGCACCACCACCACCTCCAGCATAAGTTACAGATGAGCCAGAAATAGATGATGCAGTTCCTGCTCCACCATAACCGCCTTCATTTCCCATAGAAGTAAGTGTTGTTTGACCAGCAGCACTAGCACCACCGCCACCACCTGCACCATATCCATTACCTGATGCAGCACCACCACCATTAGAACCTTGACCTGATGTACCTGTTCCACCAATAGCGCCGTATCCAGCACCACCGCCACCAGAACCACCGCTACCACCAGTAGCGCCATTTCCATTGGCTCCATAACCACCACCAGTAGAAGTTATAGATGAAAATACAGAGTTGCTACCTTGAACACCGTTATTATTTACAGAACCTGCAGCGCCTCCAGCGCCTACAGTTACAGTTATTGCAGAGCCTGGGCTAACGGCAAAACCTGATGCAGTTCTAAAACCTCCAGCACCTCCACCACCTGACTGTGCGTTTGAACCACCTTGGTAGCCACCGCCTCCGCCTCCACCACCTGCTACAACTAAATACTCAACAGTTGGTGGGACGGGATTATAAAAAGCATTACCAACAAGGAGACTGCGACTGAACGCTCCAGTCTTAAGACTTCTAATAGCCATTGTTACTCCTTAGAATTATTTTGCGTATCTAACAATTACAACACCTGAACCACCTGAACCAGCACTAATTCCACTACCAGAACCACCACCTGTATTAGCAGTACCATTTGCGCTTGCACCACCAGAACCTTGAAGTCCAGCACCAGCAGAACCTCCACCAGAACCACCTGAACCTTGAGTTCCAATTCGGCTAGCACCACCACCGCCACCAGCGTAGTAATAAGTTCCGCCTACATTTTGTCCAGTTCCTGTAACGCTTCCATAAGTTGAAAATGCAGAACTTCCTACTCCACCATTACCAGCAGTTGAAGTTGTTGTAGTTCCACCAACTGCACCAGCACCGCCTCCACCACCGCCAGCGTATTGGTCACTACCACCGTAAGAACCACCACCACCATTATTTCCTTGAGAGGGTGAAGTTGAAGGTGTATTTCCTGCGCCACCAGAGGTTGATGCAAGGACATAAGTACCTGCACCACCACCACCATTACCACCTGCACTGCCGTTGGCGTGCCAAGCCTTTGCGCCACCGCCACCACCTGCTGATTCAAAAGAACCAAAACTTGAATTGCTTCCAGCATTTCCGCCAACACCGTATGAACCACTACCTCCAGCACCTCCTGCACCAACGGTTACAGTTTGTGCAGTAGATACTGATTGTGATGTTGCGCTGCGTAAACCACCCGCACCGCCACCACCCCAAGCCGTAAAGTTTGAAGAACCATCTGCTCCACCCGAACCTCCACCTGCTACTACAAGATAGTCAACAGATAGTGCTCTAGTAGGAGTAAAAGTTCCTGATGAAGTAAATGCGTGATACCAATAGGTAGCATCAGATGTAATTGCTCCACCCGTAGCATAAGGTCCATTAAACGCAGTATTACCAGACAATAAACTAGATGGAGAGACTACGCCAGTCTTAAGACTAGAGATTGACATTAGACCGAAGCCTCGTCTCCAAACGCCTGGAAAGCAACGTTTGCTGTAGAAGCGTAGACTGATAGCACATCTGTTGTTGCAAGGGTTAGACCTACTGTAATGATTGTTGAGTCAGATGCTCCGACTGTAATGTCATATCCGATGTAGTGCTTGTTAGCAATTGCTTCACCTGCTGGACGTACTGCTAGTCTAAATGTAGCAGCAGTTGCAGTTAGGTTAGCAACTGAAATAGATGAGACTACCGCTTCCTTCGCAGAAGGAACAGTGTATAGAGTTGTAAGTGTTGTTGCAGATGGGTTTACTTGCCCAAGTACTTTCTTTGCCATTGTTTATATCCTTTGCTTAGGCACCCATCAGCATAAATACTGACGGTGTAGGGTCGGTTACGATTGATGCCCAACTTGCAGTTGAGCCGTTAGTTGTTAAATACTTGCCTGAGTTTCCTGTTTGAGAAGGTAGTGCATTAACTGTTCCCCAAGATGATGTAGTTCCATCTGTTGTCAGATACTTACCTGAGTTACCAGTTTGGCTTGGTACTACGTATGCTGTTGAGTCAGTAGCAACCAAAGTCTTGGATGATGGAATTGTTGTTCCATTGATGCTAGTAGCAGTGGCTACGCCAAGCACTGGAGTAATAAGTGTTGGGCTGTTATCCATTACAAACTTAGTGCCAGTACCAGTCTGAGATGCAATTGAAGTTGCAGGACCTACAGATGTGATTGGACCAGTCAAGTTGCTAGGAGCAATTGCTGCTGTATCAACATAGTTTTTAGTTGCTGCATCTTGTGCAGATGATGGGTCACCAAGACCAGTAATTTTGCTTGTACCCATTGCGATAGCACCTGACATTGTTCCACCAGCAAGTGGAAGCATTGTATCAGCGTAAGCCTTGGTTGCAGCATCTGTTGAAGATGTAGGAGTTCCAAGACCTGTAATTTTATTAGTTCCCATTGCAATGGCACCTGACATAGTGCCACCAGCCAAAGGCAACTTAGTTGCTAGGCTGTTAGTTACAGTTGTTGAGAATGATGCATCATTGCCAAGTGCTGCTGCTAACTCGTTAAGAGTATCTAGTGCACCAGGCGCGGATGCAATTAGGTCGGCAATTTCTGTCTGAACATATGCAGTAGTAGCAACTTGAGTTGTATTGGTATTTGCTGCTGCTGTTGGAGCAGTAGGAACACCAGTTAAGGCTGGGCTAGCCAAGGGAGCATATGTGCTTGCTGCTGTAGCAGTTGCTAACTTAGAATCAATTTGAGTTTGAATAGCAGATGTAACACCATCTAGGTATCCAAGTTCTGTAGCAGATACAGTTGATGATGGAGCAATCTTTGTCCAGTCAATTGCGGCTGATGAGTTGATATCAGCATTAACAATTGTTCCATCTGCAATCATTGTTGATGTTACGGTTCCTGTGTCACCTGCTGTAATTGCAGTTCCAGAAATCTTTGTTTTGTCAATTGCTGCAGATGCGTTTATGTCTGCGTTAACAATACCATTAGTTAAAGCCAATTTGCTATATGCAATCTGGGCAGACGAGTTAACGTCTGCATTAACAATAGCGCCAGTACCAATTACTGTAGTTAGGCTTATGTTGCCAGTACCATCAAAAGTAACTCCACTTGCTTCTACATCTCCAGTTAACTGGAATGTGCGAGCAGTTGCTAAAGCAGTTGCTGTAGCAGCATTACCAGTAGTTGAGCCAGAAGAACCAGATACATTACCAGTTACGTTACCTGTAAGATTACCTGTAAAAGTACCAGCAATAGCGCCAGTGCCAGTAATTGTTGGGCTTGTTAAAGTCTTGTTTGTTAAAGTTTGAGTTGTATCTGTACCAACAAGGGTAGTCGTAGCGTTAGGCAGAGTAATTGTTCTATCTGCTGTTGGGTCAGTTACTGTAAGGGTAGTCTCATAAGCATCTGCTGTAGCGCCTTCAAACACAATACTTGAGTCGCTAAGTGTAAGACCAGATACTGTTGGACTAGTTAATGTCTTATTGGTTAGAGTTTGAGTATCAGTTGTACCAACCACAGAACCAGTTAACCCGTGTACTGCAGTTCCTGTTTCAATGTGTGTGTTGGCTTCACGATAGTCACGGCCAATTGCCATATGGCGAACCACTGCACCAGCAGAGTGAGCCTGTCCAGAAGAACCATCAATACCACGGGTAATGGTTAGCGTATTAGTGCTAACCGCCGTGACATCTACAATTTCTTCAAGGGCTGTATCTGGGTCAATAACAACTGTAAAGGTTTCGCCTGCCGAAATGGTTACACCACCAAGCAGTGCTGAACCCGACACTACAGTTGCACTAGTACCAGAGGAAGTAAGTGCGCCAGTCAGCGTTGTTTGCTGAGAGCGGGATGAGTATTTTCTAGTTGTCATTTATTAACCTATCGGCTGAAGTGGACGCGGATTGGATACTGCTGTTGTTGCGCCTGAGTTTCCTCATTAAGGCGCTGTGTGTATAGTGCATACAGTTGCTTAGTTGCATTCTGTGAAGAACCAAATGGACGCTTGCTATCAATCTCATCAGCCTGTGGGCTAACCTGTGTAGCACGGGCTGGGTCAAGGAATGTAAGCAAACGATACGCTGCACCAAGAATTACAATGTCTCGGCAAGATTCTGGCAAACCAGTCTGAGTAGCAAAAGATGTTTCAGCACTTGTGCTTAGTGTGTCTGGAGCCTTAGCATAGGTAACCTTTACTGTTCGCCCAGAAATAATTGGGTCTCCAATAGTTACAGTTTGTGCTGTAGCACCCCATGTTGTTGAGTCTGGGTTTGAGTCCCAGTCCCAACGCTTAACTCTAATCCATTCTTGTGATGGTCCAATTGACTGCCAGTGCATTGTCAAAATGTTTTGGATGTTAAGACCAGTCAAAGCATAGGTTGTTACCGCTGAGTTATATGTAAATGTAGTTTGGTCTACAGCAAAGATAGTTGCGCCAATTGCGCGAATAGTGTCTTGGATAGCACGCTTAATAACAAAGCGTGGGAATGTAGGAGAAATAGTTACCTTAGTTCCAGCAGTATGTGTAGCAGCAGTAGTGCCTAGATAGCCACGACCATAAGGTGAGATAGTTGCAGTGCTTGCTACACGGTCAAATGAATCTGCCCATAGCAACTCATCATCAATCTCAAGAATACCTTTACCTACATTTTCAGTAGAGCCAAGGCTAAGAATAATTGGAGATGCAATAGTAGATGCAGATGCTGTTACTGCGCTAGTAAGATGAGTAGCGCGGTCTTGCTGAAGGGTATAACCAGCAAGGTTAATAAGCACTTCATCCGTTAAAGCGTCAAGTGTTACTGTCATTATAGAGTCCTTAATGCGTCAACCGCAGATTTGCCAGTAGTGCTAGCAAGTTCATTACATACACCATTTAAGTCTTTGAAAGCAGATGGTTGTCGTGCTGCACTAACTTTGTAGTTAAGAGCACCAATCAACCCCTTGCCAGTAGTACCAGCCCAAGCATTAGCAGCACCTTGCTCATCTAGAAACGCAGTACGGGCAGGATAAGTACCACCATTAGCCAACCTGTTTAACTCTGCACACAATGTGCTACCTGCTGTACCTGGCATTTGTTACCTCTTTCGATGATGTTTTGGTAATATCAAATTAGATGGCTTTTCTACTGCACCAAAAAATGCCTTGTAGTAATGCTCATCAAATGAAAATCTTTTCATGTGCGGAACTGTTGCCCCAGTGTGGCACCAAACTGGAACTTCTGCCTTATCACATACTGCAAAGAAATAAATGTCTTCGCCCATAAAGGTATTGCCAACACCTACCTCAGTAAAGAACGGTGCATCTGGCAAAACTTCTTTAATCTTAGTTACTGCATTACGGTGCATAAGAACAAATCCCATGCCTGCTGCACCAACTTTAATAAACTTATTCTCTGGCAGTGGGTGGATTCTTTGAATACCAACTACGCCATCTGCCTCGCCAAACTCGTATACCGTAGGCATAGGAATCATTAGCGGGTCTTCTGGATTATCTGTTGTAAAATAAACTCCAGTTACAATAGGACGCTCATTAGCATCCTTGTTATCCCACAGTAGTTTAAACTTATCAACACTAATAACTACATCTGAATCTACCCAAAGTAACCAGTCTGATTTGTTCTGGTCATACCAGTAGTTAATTACCTTTTCACGCTGTCTGGCAATCTGGTTGCCCTGACTACGCAATGAGGTTTCAAATGTAATACCTGATTTAAGTAGTACATCTGCTACACCCTGCATAAACTTGCCGTCTACATTGCCGTTATCGCACCAAGCAATAGATATTGTTTCTTGCATTGTCCCCTACCTTTGTTATTTGCTTCTGTACTTTGTTGTCTTTTTAGCAATTGATTTAGGTTGCTTAACAAACTGCTTACCCTTTGCATTACCTTCAGCCTTAGCCTTATTGGTTGCTGCTTTTTCTGCTGGGCTTAATGCACTCCAAGCCGCTTCTGGTAAGTATCTTTTCTTTCCTTTAGATGGCTTACCATCAGAGGTTTTCCACTTCTGTGCGGTCCACTTCTTAAGTGACTGTTGAGACTTAGCAAGTGCCATTACTTGTAACCTCCGCCTGCTTTCTTATACTCAACTGCAAGTAGTTGTGCTTTGCGGGCAGACCATTCTCCTGGGTCTCCACCCTTTGAGCCTGCTTTAATTTTCTTAAACAAAGCGGCTCGCATTGCTGGCTTTGTATAGTTACCAGCAGCATTAACTTTGGACTTAACCTTCTTCTTTACCATTTGACTTTATCCGCCCAGTAGGCTGCTGACATCTTGCCCTTGGCAATGTTCTTAGCGTGACGTGCTTTAAAAGATTCACGGCGCTTGCGATAAGATGCTGATTCTCCAGATTTCTTTGGGGAACCACTAACGCCCTGCTGACCAAAGCGAATAGTCTTGACCTTATCGCCTTCTTTAGCCACAACTACGTGTGATTTTGTTGGATGATTTGGTGTGCGCTTAGGCTTGTTAAAGCCTGACACTCCTGCTCGCTTTAGTCTAGGGTCTGTCATTATCCTTTAACCTTCTTTAAACGTGGGTTCTTCTTCTTAGCAGCAGCACTGGCCTTACGGCTAGATGATGCAAGAATTGCACCTGCTGCTTCCATAGATACATTGCTTTTTTTAGCAATCTTCTTTTGGACCGCTTTAAATCCTGGATGCTTTGCTGACTTCTTCATCCCTTGATTCGCTTTCCTTTAGAGTCATAGCGTGCTCCCATAAAGAACGCACCAAAAGCCTGACCTTGCTCTGCTCTTGCTTTTTTATTAGCAGCAATAGCACGTGCGTCTGCTCCTGGACGTACATCTGCAGAAGCATTATCTGCTGCACGCCATGCTTGATAGGCTTGATTAATCTCGCTAGCAAGATTCTCAAGGTAGTTTTTGCTTTTAGCCATGACTACTTCTTCTTGCCCATCTTCTTCATAGCAGCCTTCTTTGCAGTCTTCTTCATACCCTTTTTCATTTCCATCATCTTTTCAGACTTGGACTCCATCTTTTCGCCAGCGGCGTATGCCTTAGCGGCTTTCTTTCCTGCTGGTGTGTAAGGGAACTTCTTGTTTCCTACTTTTGGCATTATATTTGTCCTATCTCTTTCATTACTTCAGCGGTTTTTTTATTGATGTCTTTTGCTTTAGGCATAGTATCTGCATCGTATGCCTTGCCTAAAGTTTCTGATGCAGTGTGTGCTGCTTCTATATCTTGCATTCTTGTGCCAGAAGGCTGTATGCCTTGTGCTCTAGCATCTCGATATGCTTGTAGTTCTGCATTCCATTTCTTATCTGGAATGTCTCTTGCTGCGTCTCCAACCCCTAGTTCAAGGGTTAGAACCTTGCAACCAAAACATCCTTCAACATACTCTGGATGCGTTTGCTTTCTATGTAAACTCATATTGCTGTAAAGTTAGCCTCTGTTACACCAATGCCACCTGCAATTAAAGCGGCTTTAGTTGCTTCAGAAACAATATGGTTTCTTCCGCCAAGGTAGATTTCTTGATAGTCATCTAATTGGTCATCTAATAAATACCGTGTAGTTGAGTATGTCCCGCCGCTTTTAACAACCGTTATTCCTTTATCTAATTTATAGAAATGAAACAAACGATGTCTACCTGCTGGTCCTTCACGGACAAATCAACTAAGCGATTGATGAACCTGATTCGATTCGGTATAGTGCCTCTTCGCGGTAGCGAGCAAAGCCAAGTACGCCGTACCAACCCATTGGGCGATGACGCATTAACTTGTCAACTACTGGTCCGATTACTACGTGTGGCTCTTCTGCCACTGCTTCAGCCATTGCCTGTTGTCCAGCAATGATTGTGCGGTAGTTACGAGCAGATGATGCTCCGTCTGTAGCGTTGTATAGACGAGATGACTCTACGAAGTATGCACCTTCGTATGTTCCAATCTCACCAGACCAGATGCGGTCCTGTGAAGAACCGTACTGATTTGGAAGAAGCCATCCTGCTGAACCTGTCTCAGCACGTAGGTCGTGTGAAACTTCTGGGTGGATACCACACCAGTATAGTGAACCCTTACGAGCAACTGCCTTACCAGCACGCAACTTAGCAACAGCCTTGCGGATGTTTGCTGAAGATAGTGTTGCTGCTGCTGTGATTGTTGCTGTTGAAGTTGCTGTTGCACCTGCGTAGATTACGTTTGAACCGCCACGCAATGTTGTCATTGCTACTGAGTCAATAGAATCTGCAAGGTTAAATGCAATAATGTTAGCAATTGCTGGGTCTACATCAGCAAGGCTGAAGAGTTCCAAAGCGCGTGTAACAAGTACTGAGTTACCATACTCGTTAAGAGTGATAGTAACTGATGTTGGTGTTGACAGTGCTACTGAATCTGGGTCAGCATCTTCTGTCAATGCGGTTGTTGCCGCTGAAAGGTCAACGTACTTCTGTAGAACTACTGTTGAACCTGGGATTGCTTGCTTAGCAGGACGCTTATCTGCGACAGAACGAATTAGGGGTTCTGAGCGGAGAGCGAACTCTAGTAGACGGTCATACGCCTTCTGTACTAGACCTGCAGCACCTACTGTACCTCCAAGAGTAGAGGAACCTGTTGATGTATAGGCATTAGCCATGAGTTGTCACCTCCAAGTGACTAGGAGCGGAAAATTATTGCGAGCGAAGGAAAGCAATAAGTTCTTCTTGAGAGTTAAACTCTCCGCCTAAACGTGCTTCTAAATCTTCTGCCCGTGATGGAGTCCCAGCGTTCTGAGTAATAATGTCCTGCTGACGTAATGTCGCACGGTCTACCTCAGTAATACGCTGTTCTTGTTCATCACGTGTATATCCAAACAAGTCTCCGTTATCATCGAGCCAGTTCATAACTGTCTCCTCGTTAACATCATCTAAGTCTTTTAGGATAATACGTGCTGCTTTAGGATTGACTCCCTTTTGTTCTAGGACTTCTTTGACTGTACGCTCACGCTGCACCTTGGTTAAACCCTCAAGTTGCTCAGTAAGTTCCTTGATACGCTTCTCATCTGCTCGCTTGGCTTTGCGTAACTTTTTTACTAAGTCATCGCCACCAAGGTTCTGGTCGGTATCTAGTTCATCGTCTTCGTCATCCCAGTAGTTGTTGCTCATAGCAACCCACCCTTCTATTCGTTGTTAGTTCGCAGGCCACAGTTCAGTTCGGGGAAACTGGCTGGCTCCTACTATCGGTCTTATACACTGCACGGGGCCGATAGGTCCGTGTCAGGAATTAGATTATGTTTCTGCTTGCTGACTTAAGAGATACTTTGCTAGTTCCAGATGCACCGCTCATGCGGCCAGTCTCTAACTTAGCAAGGTCTTCAAGTTCCTTTTTAGCAGTTGCTGACTGACGTAAGTAAACATCTTCAGCCTGTTGTTGTGTATATGTGCCATTCTCGTAAGCACGTAACTGAGCAGCACGTGGAAGAACGCTAGCAATTTGAGCAGCACCAAGTTGTGCTTGTTCTCGGCTAATACCAAGGGCTGCATACTCTTCCATTGATGCTGAATTAATCTTGAGTCCTTGCGCTAAGAATGCTCCACCAATTGATGCAGCCTGAGCCTTAGTTTCTAACTTAGGCAAAGTTTCTGTTGGATTCAAGAAGTATGAGAAAATATCACTATCGTTAATCATAGGATAAAGTTCTTTAATTGCTTTAATAGTATTATTATCTGACTTAGAAAGAGTAGAAGCAATATCCATTCTGCGCTTTAACTCAGTTGGTGCAATAGTGTTGCCAATAAACTTGGCAAAGGTAGCCTGCTGTTGTTCGCGGGTAGTACCCATAAGAGCCTTTTGACCATAGGCTGTAAAGATTTCAGCCATTGTATTTTCTAAATCTAAGTATGTACCTTCATCGTAGACATTTAGCCCAGCAGTTCTACGGGCTTCATTGCCAGCAAAGCGGGCCTTATACTCTGGACGTTCACGTAAAATCATAGTTGCTTGCGCTGATGGAGTACCATTAATAATCATTTCTTTAACAGCATCAGCCAATGTACCTAGACCATACTTGTCAAACTCTGCTTTTAAAACAGCCCAAGCAGATAGTCTTTGTGACTTAACTGCTGCTGCTTCTGATGCTGCTGCTAAATCTGCAGCATACTTAGTTGCTGCTGCATTGCTATCAGAAGCATTATTATTACCATTGTTATTATTATTTCCACCTTGTGGAGAATATGTTACATATTTTCCATTAGCGTCTTTTACAAAAGATGCACCATATGTTTGAGATGAATTAGGTCCAGTTGCTACAGATAATTGATTGTATGTTCTACCATTTTTATCTGTAACAGTTTCAATTCTATAACCCAATACACCTTCAGATGAACCAAAAAATTGTTCTAATTCTTTAGGAAAAGGTCCTGGTGTAAATCCCGATGGGATTTTATTGCCAGTTTGTGTAGTTACTGCAACTGGTCTTGACCCATCTGCTGCAACTCCATTTGCATCTACATCTACTGGACCATTTGCTGTATTAATAGTTTTTGCTTTTACCCACTTTATTTCAGTAGGTATTACAGCAGGTGTAGAAGCAACTGGCAAACCTAGTTGACGCTTTTCATCATCTGTTAAAGGACGACCTGATTGCAGTTTACTAAGAGCAATTCTTGCGTCTACCGTTTCAACAGGTTGAGTTACGGGAGCATTTGACACAGCATTTTTTGCTGTTGAATCTTCAGGAATATATGATGCTGGTATTCCACCACCATCTACCATCATTCTATCTAATCTAGCCATTATCTACCCTGCAATCCAAAGTCTTGCAAGATACGTAAAACCGTACTTGTTGACTTTTCTATAGCCTCATCGGTAAATGCAAAATCTGGATGTTGCATTAATGCTCTATCAAAATCCCAAACTGGACGTAGGTTTCCTTTTTCATCAAACATATTTTGTTGCATCCATGAGTCTTCCATGGTTGCATTTGTTTTTTGAAGTTTAGAGTTCATTCGATTAACGTATGGCTGATAAATTGTACGAAGAGAAAGACCCTGCTTCATTAGATTTTGCACTTGTTCTGTCTGTCCAACAAATGCAGCCTGTTTAATTTCAGCCTTAATAGCGTCAAGACTTTCACCTCTATCAAGGCGTTGCATCCATGAAGATACCTGTGCCTTGGTAAAGTCTTTATCTAACTGAAAACCATAGTCATTGGCATAGTCATCTAAGTCTTGTACATTAGTAGCAACTGCACCCTTTGGGGTGCCAGTTCCATAACTAACCTTTGCATTAAGGTACTTAGAAATATAAGCAGTGTTCTTTTCATTGGCTGAGTCATAAATATCTTTAGCCCAAGTATTAAGTTCTGCTGCTGTATAAGAAATACCTTTATTGTTTAACTGATACTCAAGGTTATCTTTAGCAGTCTGTAGGCCACGGGCATAGTCTGTATTTCCAGCAGCAGCCTTAATTTTCTTATCGTACTCTGGGTCATTCGGGTCTAGTCCTTTGACTAGATTCTCATACTGACGGCGAAAGAAGTCACGTGCTCTAACTGTGTCAGCATTTTGGATAAACCACTTTTTGCTAGTTAGTTCGCTTTCAAACTGCTGGTCAGACATGTTACTGTTAACAGCACGGATTAAAAACTCTCTTAATTCATCGTCAGTTGAAAAGATAGTGTCAATGTAACCATACTTTTCTTGAGCCTTCTTTAAGATTGCAGCAAACCCTGGATTAGCAAGTTCTGCTGAAGTCTGTCCAGAAGCAGCAGCAATACCAGCAATTGTAGTTGTATCTGCCATTACTGAACTCCCATTACTCTCTTAAAGACATCAAAGTAACCAAGTACTTGATTTGCTTTTGTTTCGTCTGTTTGTGATAACTGTTCAAATAAGAACTGCTGTGTATCAAGACCAGTCTTTGTTACTCTATTTACTGCTTGACCTTCTGCATCGTATGTAGTTGTAGATACATCTGGATTTTTTCTTTGCGCTTTTTGAATAAGCGGAAAGATTTGCTCAAACTGTTCATCTGTAGCATCAATACCCTGCAACTGTTGGTACATAGCGTTAACCGCTTTACGGGCCTGGGTTTCACCAAAGACTGTTGCATCTCTAAAGGTCTTAGTAGTACCGCCACCAGTACCCTTTTTCTTGGAAAGGAACTCATCTAAAGTATCTAGAGTCCTTTTACCCTCAAACTTATATGCTGTTGTCTGCTCTACTGTGTAGGCAGATACCGCTCTATCAAGGGCTACAAGAATGTCCTCTGAGGTAACATCCTTAGACTTAGTTAGATATCCAGCACTGCGTAACTTTGCCGCTACCTTAGCCTTATCGTTACCATACTGCTTTAGCAGTTGGCTTAGATACATATCACGGACTGTATCGGTACGTCCATACTGAGAGCCTTGGTCTAAAAAGTAAGGCTTTCCTAAATCATTAATTTCTGATGGACCAGGAGCGCTGGTCATTTTTGGACGTTCCTTTACGGCAGGTTCTGTGTAAAGGTAGGCTTGATAAGGCGTATTCTTTTCTGGGTCAATTACTTGAACTACAGTTTGTCCACCATCAACAGATATACTAGCGCCAGCAAAAAGATTTTCAACTTGTGCTTCATTAGAAACTGTTTTGTCTTCTACTTTACTACTAATAAACTGCTCTTTGCTATCAAAAGACTTTTTACCTGAAGCCCAAGAAGCAAAAGTTATATGATAACCTTTAACTTCTTTAGGAGAAACAATTTCCCACTTTTCTGTATTTTTATTAAATACAAACTTTTTGTTACCAACACGGGCGCGGGTCCACTCTTCTTGAATATCTTCTGGTGGAGCAGGAATTGTAATTTTTGCCATTATACCCTCGCGCTATAAGTGTCTCTTGAATAGTACTTCAAGATTGAGTTGAATATTGCCTTAGTTGCTTCCTTAATTGCGTAGTCTTGGCTACCCAATTGGTCAAGCAGTGCCTCAACGCTATTGCGTGTATCACGCTTAATCTGTGAAGCGTTGTATAGCCCTCTTACTTCTTCATCATTAGCAAGGGCAATAAAGTCTTCCATTGCCTGTAGAGCAACCTTTAACTTCATCTTTGTTCCAGTAGATACTGCATCAGAGTTGTCTATAACAACCTGCTTTAGGCTACGTAGCATGCGCTCTTCTGTAGCAATCTCATTACCGCCACCAGTAATAGCACCTAGCAGTAGTGGGTTAGAAGCAAGCAACTGCTTACGTGCATTAGTTGAAGCATCAATAATGAACTTACGCTCAGAGATACGTGTCTCTGTTGCTAATTGAGCCTTTTCCCATGATGCAATATCAAAGTACTTTTGCTTATCTTCAGCAACTAAAACATCATCGTAGTACTGCTCTAGTTTCTTATCTTCTAGCAAGCCAGATGACTGCATCCAGTTATACACACCAGCATTAAAGTCACCAGTATGTGGGCCAAAGATGTAGGCTGCTTCGCCATAGGTATCAATAAACTTCTTGTTACCCAAAGACCAGTTCTTCATATCGTTAGTCTTAGAGATAAGAACCTTAGTCTGCTTAGTATCACGGGCTACTGTGTAAGCAATCTTTCCTGGATACTTACCAGTAAAGATAACTAGTGCCTGCTCGTATGGGTCTTGAACATCATCCCCATACTTCTTGTAGATTGATTCATAGATATCCCAGAACTCATTGCGTAGTCCTGTGATACCAACATCTAGAAGGTAAGAAGGAACACCCTTTGACTCCTGCATAGTTGGAGCAACTGGTGAGATAAGACCCAGTACTGAACGCATAACCATCACGTTATGTGCAGAAATACGGATGTTCTTTAGGTACTTATACTTCTCTTCATCTGTTGCATTAGGCTCTAGATAGTTACCATTAGCAGCATTGTATGCAATTGCCTGCTGTGCTGCTGTTACTTCCTGTCGGGACTTTTCGTTGACGGGTAAGGTTTGGTAAATCTTGAGAAGAGAAGACGGGATAATCGCTCTAGCAATATCAATATTGTCTCCAATTGGGCCAAGGGCCATGTTGTCAATCTCTTGTCCAACCTTTTGAATAGCAGGGCTATCAACAGTTCCTAGCAAATTGCGGATACCAATAGCGCTTAATGCTGCAATAGGACCAGAGAATGTAGGCAAACCTGCATCTGGTGAGAAAGAAGGGTTAGCCAAAGTTAACTTCATAGTAAAGTCATTGAACAAAGGTTGCTTGTATTCGCTATCTGTATTGCCTGTAAGGGTACGGATAGTTGTATCTGTTGCCTTAAAGATAATGTTATCCATAGGCATCATGATGTATGGAGCACCTTCGCTGTCCTCATAGAACATACCGCTAGCATTTAAGCCAAGATGCGCTAGGCGCATACGGTATAGAACCTGTGGTGATACATCCTTGAGGCGGTAAATACGGCGATAAAAGTCCTCAGTTGCACGATAGAAACGACCAACTGTGCGAACAGATACGGCAAAGTTAGAGCGGATTCCTGGGTTATCAGCAAACTTTAATACTGTATCTGCTGCTTCATCCATAGCAAGTTCAGTGAACTTCTTCTCTGCCATTTCGGTAGCACGGCGCTCTAGTTGCTGCACCTGCCATGGCAATGAATAACTATCAGGATTATTACGCTTAGCATTTGCAATAATGTTATCTGCATACTCACGCTCAAGACCAGCATACTTTTTGCGAAGATGCAGGTATGAAACACCAACAACAGGGCTACGAAGGATACCGTTAACCTGACGGTCCATTAGTTCCATCATGCCGTTACCAGCACGCTTCCATGCTGTCTCTACATCTGTAAAATCTGGAAACTCAACACGGGTATTAATATAACCTGTTGGCTGGAAACCCTTTGTTAAATCAGCAAACTGATTAATATCAATCTGGTTTGCTGCCTTCATCCACTTGTCGTTAATAGCACGACCAGTTTCATCCTGAGTAATCAACAACTTTTCGTAGTTTGTCTTAACAGCATCAATTAAATCTTTGTTGTATAGACGTGGACCACCGTGGAAGTTATCACGCATATCCATCAACATACGCTCAAAGTAAATGCGAGCAATGTCTTCGTCTCCAAGACCCTTTTGTCGCCAGTAAACAGTGTCACCAAAGTATGAAAGGAACTTCTTTAACGCTGGCTGTGCCTGGTCTGATACTTTCCAGAAGTCATTGTCCTTAGCCATGCCAAGACGTTCCATCATTCCGTCTACTGCACGTACCAAATCATCTGGAGTTTCTAGTCCATTGTTTGCAAAGAAAGCAACTGCTGGAGATACGCGGTATGGTCCTGGCAACTCTAACTTGCCATGCTGGCGTGGAGTAGCAAAGCGGATATACCAGTTATCGTAGTGAGCAAGGGTAACAAAGTTGTCATCTGCTGCACGAAGTTTATCAATTTCAATCTCTTGGTACTTACCAAACTGGAAACGCTTACCAGTTGCTTCTTTACCAACTATGTTTAATGCCTCAGTCAACTTACTGATGTTTAACTGTTCAGCAACAATCTCTTGGTCTAGTTTTCCGCCAAGAGATGTACGTGCAGCAACAGACTGTGCCATTGAGTTGAGCAAATCTGGATGGTAGACCATAGCCTGTGTCCAGTAGTCACGCTCAGCGGGGTCTAGATTACGAATAAAGATAGATGCTCTATCTGCAATCTCCTGATTAATCTTAAGGTGGCTGACCTCTGCAATAGAAACACCTTCACGCTTAGCAATTGACTCAATAATTTCATTGCGTGCTTCAATGCCAAGTAAATCTGCTGGGTCTTTTTTAAATGTTTTGCTAAGTAGTTCAGCAATTGGTCCCTGTGAGGACCGAGATGCTGTATATGCAATACCAGACTTGTTTAATTTACGCCCAGTACCCTTAGCATAATCAAGAAGATTACGTGTAGGCGCTGTTAAAGCATACATAAAGCCTTCATCAATGGCTGAACGCACACCTAGACGTGGGAACAATGTAAAGATAGACCAAAAATCCACAAAGTCTTTAGCAAGTTTGCTGTTTGGTGTACCCATTGCTGCAGTTATAAGGTTCTTTTTAGAACGAATTGAGTTTGCCTCAATAGCAATCTGCTCATAAGGTAGCGGAGCAATGGCTCCTGCTAACTGAGAAGGCTGAATTGCAGAAGAACCTGCAAGCAATGGTGTTTCATTCTCAAACTTAACAGCATTCTTGCTCATTACGCCAGAAAAAGCGTCATCAATTTCAGTCTTAACTGTGGTTGTAAAGCCAGCACGCTCATTAAGAGTTCTCTTAAGAATATCGTGCATTAACTTCTCGCCATTTGGGTCTCCTGCAAGACCTGCACGCTGCATTACAGCGGCATACAAATTACGAACAATAACAACCTGCTCATCTTCAGATGACTGTAAAAACTTCTGGGCAATAAAATCTGCCATGTCTCTGTTAACAACCTGTCGTGCAACAAGTCTTACAGTATCAATAGTCTTGACCGCTTCATCACCAATAAGAATCTGTTGACCTGCTGGGTTACGAGCAGCAAGACGACCAGCCTTAAGCGCAAAACGCTTCAGACCTTTGATGTCATCTTCAATCTTAAATAGGTCTGTAATATTTGGATTAAATGCTTTGTCTGAGTTTTCACCAGACTTAACAAGAATCTTAAATGCTTCTTCGCCCTTGGCGTTAAACTCTTCCATGCTCTGCTTAGATACTGTTTTGTTAAACACAGAGTCAAGGTAGTTGTTAAACCCATCACTCAAGCGGCGATTGTTACGAGCAACGGCAATACCGTTGCGGCGATAGGTAATACCATCTACACGACCTGACAAAAGCAAGTATGTGTTTTCTGCATCGCTAAAAATCTTTTCAGCAGACTCAGCATCAAAAACTTTATTCTTCTCAAGAAAAACAATAGCGTCATCGCTATTGTAACCAGGTGCTAGTTTGCCAATTGAACGACGAATACTTGCACGCTCTGCAACAGTCTCTGCATTGGCCAACTTTTCAATGGCTGGTCCTAGTTGCTTGTCCCATAGTTGAATAACACCCTTGTCTTTAAAGACACGTGCTACTCCATAGCCAACATTTCCTGACTGAGCAGCGTTAGTTACCATCTCTGCTAACTGTGTACCACGGGTTGCAGCCTTGCTTGTTCCACCAGTAATCCACGTTAGTGGGTCAATTGCTATTTGGTAGATAAAGTCAATAACACCAGAAATGTTCTTGGTAGTTCCGTCAATGTAGTCACCAGCAAGCGCACCATTCTTTGGTGGCTTGGTGTCTAGCATACGTGCAACGTCACGTCCTAAAGAAACCTGAGCATACTTAGTTGCATCTAGAACTTGCCTAAACTTTTCTGGCTCGTTAAACGCCTCTTCAAAGGCTTTAGCAATCTCTGGAGTTAGTTCCCCATAGGACTCAAGGATTTCTCCTGGGCGCTTACCTGCTAACAATCCCTTTGCAATGTATATGTTTGCTTTACCAAAACGGTCTGTTGCTTCTTTTAAAGCACCATTATCGTAGACATCTGTGCCGTTCCAAGCATCAGACCAGACGTTAGCACTAAAGATATTCTCACCCTGTGCTACCTGACGGCTCACCAAGTATGGTGTATTAATCGCACGGTTGTATGCACCAGCAACTTTAAACACTGCAATCAAAGGGCTAGTAATTGTCTTGGCGGTAAACTTCAATGCACCAATAGCGCGGTCACCAAAATCTGGTGGTGCCTGCATATAGTCTGCATCTCCAAAGAAAAACTTTAAGCCCTCTTGCGCGTCTGGGTCTAAACCTTCAAATGCCTTACGTGCATCTGCTGAGTTCATGCGAGTAAGTTCTTTATTTTTCTTAACAGCCCAACTCATTTGTTCTAGTTGGTTCTGCTCTTCAGGCAAAAGATTTGCTCGCGTAGCCGCTGAATAAAGGTTAGGAGATGCTTCTGCGACTATAGGTTTTAAAACGCGCATTTAGTTTCCTAACTATTGAAGAAGTTCATTAAGATTAATTCTGCTTCTCCAGAATCATCAAAGAGATTTACTTTCTTGAGTGTGTCCATTGGGTTGGGTCTTAACTTTGGCATTCCAGCAAGAAGTTCTGAACCGCCTCCAGGACCACGGTCAATACCTGCAGTTCCTGGCTCATCTGGATATTGTGTTGGTGCATCTAAAGATACTGGCTGCATAGGCAAAGCATCATAAGGAGTACCAGCCATAGGTGCTGATGTTTGATTATTGTATGTTTGCTGACCTTGGCCGTATGGAAGACCTGGAATGTAAGTTGCTGCTTGTGTTGGCCCGCCATCTGTGCGCTGTGCAAGAGCGCCAGGTCCTGATGCTGGTGCTGGGTTAGATGGTTTACGATAACCGCCACGATTTTCTGGTGCTGTTGTCACTCTTCATCCTCTTCCATATCATCAATAACTTCAGCCTTAGTGCCTAGCACTTCGCTGTTATATTCTTGAGCCATCTTCATCATGCCATAGGCATTCCATGGAGTCATGGCTTCACTAACTTCTGTGTGTAAATAGCGGGACCCTTCGTAGTCTGCCCATTCGGTTATTAATAACCAGTTAGTGCAGATGTAGTTAGTCCCCTTCTCATCCTCATCTACAAGGATTTTTAGCGCTTCTTCTATTTTGTCTCTAAACTCTTTGCTCATTTTGCGTGCTGTATTTTCACTACGACTGGCTCAGCAGTATGAATGTCCCAGCGAGATGCAATGTTAATTGCCATACGAATATCTAGTTCTGCCACTTTTGGCGTAAATGATTTTCTACTTCCAGCAAAAGCCTCAATGGCACCCAAAGCAATATCAGCGCCAGAGCCAGAACAGTAAATACCGCGAGTGTCGCGGTCCCAAGAATAATCTTCAAAGACAGGATAAATAACTCCACGAACGACAACAAGAAATTGTGAATCATGTGCTGCTGCATCCCCGTCCTCTTTCATGTCATAACCAGAATCCATAAATACTTTACGCATTTGTGGGATAAATGTCTGCGTCATGAATACATCTAAGTCATCTGTAGCACGTGGCTTAGGTGCTTTCCAGCCAAACTGTAGAATGTTTGAGCCACGGCTTGCCCCTGAGCCTGCAATTAAAATACCGTTATTTTCAATAATCTTATGAGTAGCAAGTTGCATAAGACGACCATCATCACCAGATGAACGGGAATCACAACCAACTGCTGCCCAACCATTACCTTGAATTGCTACAAGAGTCGTCATGTCCCCTCCTTAGATTATTGTCGCGTTACAGTTCTTGCTCCACCACTTGCTCTGCCACTAGCACTTAGGCTAGAGAATAAAGATTGAAGTGATGCTGGTGCTTGAGGAGCGCCTGCTGCTGGCGCGGCGGGAGCAGGGGACGGTTGCTCAACCGTAGGTGCACCAGCAGCAGGTAATTCTTCTGGTGCGAATACTTCGTTAATAGCGTCTTCAATAGACTTACCAGACTGACGAAGTGTAATAACTTCTGCAATCTGCTTAACGATAGTAGTTGGGTCCCCGCCTGAAGCAATTAACTGTGGAATTGCTTGTGCACTTGCTTGTAGTGAAGATACTAATGCGTTACGCATTTCTTCTACTTCAATCTTCTCTTGTTCTTGAGTTACGTTAATTCCAAATGGAAGTTCGCGTTGAGCGAGGTCCTTTGAAATCAACTTGCCACCAAGGGCCTGCAACATAAAAATAAGACCCTGCGCTGGGTTAAGACCAGCCAACATTCCATAACGAACATCTGCTGAGTAGTCACCCTTAATGTTCTTTGATGGTAAGTAGTCAACAGCGTATGGTGCTCCAGCATCTACGCCACGAATAGTCTTCTGGAAGTTATAGAACTTCTCATCAACTTCAAAACAAAGAGAAATAACATTCTTTAGTGCAGAGGCAAAGATAGCCTGCGCTGATTTAACCTGAGTATCAAAACCACCCATGAGTGCCTGAACACCCTGTCCCGTGATAATTGATGCGTCTAGGTTTCCAGTACGAGATTCTGGATAACGTGTACCTGTACGAAGTTCTTGTTGTAAAACTTGCTGTTCTGTAAATGCACCTGCTGGAATTGGGAGTTCGACTCGGCGCACTCCTGCTGGTGAGTTAGTGCGGATAACCGCATCCCCACCAAACTCAAACTCCTGTACATCGCCTGGAACTACGATTGGTGATTGAACTGACTTCTCTGCTGCTTCCATTGCAAGTAATGCAAAACGATTGCGAAGCAACTGAATGCCAAGAACATCATCAAACTGTCCACGCATTTCGCCGTCTACAGAAGGACGGCGTGCTACTACTACCATCATCTTGCCAATAGGGTTTCTAGCCTGTGACAAGATTAAGTTATTACGTGAAGGAACAAAAATTACTGATTGGTCCTTGTCGTAGTAACGGATGATATCCATCTGTGTGTTGAGGTTCTGGTCGTAACCATCACGGCCCAACAGTTGGTATTCAAACTCAGGGAACTGGCTAACCAATTCTCCAAGTGATAGTGAGTAACGCTTAGCAAAGGCAATACAGCGTCCATAGCGGTCAAACTCTGGGTAAGCCCCGATAGGACTTTCTATGCGAATACGCGGTATACCTGCTTCATCGTCCAACTCAATAATGAATGGGACGAAACCAAATGTGATGTACCAGTCTGCGCCTGTATACATCTGTACTTGTAAATCTGAATGGAAAAAATAATTGCTAGCAATACGTGTGCGGGTATCTGCAAACTTACGAGCCTGGTCTTTTGCAGCGTTAACAGCAGAGCAGTTAACTGCTGGCAATGGTGCCATCACCTCTGATAGGTCACGGGCAACAATGTCAATAAAGTTTGCAACTACGTTTGCGTCTACACCTTCTGGAAAAAACTCTGGATAAACTTCAGAAATGTTTCCCTTGCGAACAGATAGCACGTCTTGGTGACGACCATCGCGTTCTGCGGAGCGGTGCTTAAGAGAGTCAACTCTCGCTGCAACCTGTTCGATTGATAACATTATTATCCTTATCCGTAGTTCTCAGCCCATTGCTCTGCAAAGGCTTCATCTAAATTAACTGACACACGTCTGTTCATCTGTGCTCTTGTTGCCCAGCGGTTTTCGGTGTATCGCTTCATGTAAGAAGTTTGTTGCATAAACTCTCTAGCACGAATAACCGCAAACCACAGCGCCATAACGCAGTCGGTCTTGCCACGGGTATTTGGCTTCCAAGTAATTAACTGTTGCACCAAGGCTTTCATACCCTCTGATGCGTCAGTTGATGCTAGTTCGATAGTGTTGTTATTTTGGAACTTGTTGTCTCGCATGGTTCCAAATAACGTTGACATAGATGCAACACCAAAGTTTGTATCCCACTTGTTCTTGTTGGTATGGTGCGCTTCAAGGCGTACTCCATAGGAAGATAGCCATTGACGCAAATCATCATCCAGAGAGTAGGCTTTCTGGTGAGCGTTAATCTCAACTCGAAACTCTTGTGGCTTGTACTTTAGAACCAACTCTTCGATTGTGTTACGAATCTTCTGTGGAGTTGGGTCGCTCATGTTTATACAGTCTAAAACGTATATTTTAGAATCTGACCTGTTGTAGGTAATAGCAACAAAAGCAGCGTTACCTGCCATAGCAGGGTCAAAGCCTATGATGGTGTATCCCTCAACCTGAGTCGGATGTCCCACCGCGCCTGGTTTCAAGATACCACGCTTACGTGTTCCTTTGATACAGGCTTGAACCAGCGCGGGTGGGAAGATGGAATCTTCTGCGACATCCTCCTGCTGGTAAACCAATGCCCAAGTAGTAGGGGTTACTTCTCCGCGTCTTTTGGCAAGTGCGTGTCCGTCCCACTTTGGGTAGAGTCCGTCTGGGTCTGGGGTGTCTTCATCCCCGTCCCATGGTAAGTCTGACTTCGGCCAAAGAGTAACCCAATCATCTGGCTTTTCACTATACTCCAGAACAGCAGGCATGCCCATGTACGTAAAAGGACACTTACCGCCCGACCAATACTTCGGGTCACGCAACTCTTTATAGAAATCCTGTGCGGCAATTCTCGTCCCAACGATTAATAACTTACCGTTCTTACCCAAACGGGTAATAACTTCCTTCTGTAGCCAGTCAATTTGCTTCTCATACTCATGAGCGTTAGCGGTTGTGATGCAGTCATCTAGGATAATTAGGTCAGCACGGGCACCGTAAATCTGTCCACCCATACTAGTCTTTGCTTGATTGCGTACACGAACTCGCGTGCTTTGTTCAACGTCTTACTAACCACAATGATGCGGATGTTAGGGTTGAGGGCGATACGATAAGTTGAGTAGTTGACGGTTATGACCGTACTTTTGGCGTGCTCTGGTGGTACGTTAATCAGGAGGCGGGTTTTATCCCCAGGCTCATAAATCATATTATCGTGGAGCCAGGACGGAACCCTATCCTCTAGGAGGTCTACCCAGTCCATGTGGTGTGGAAACACCCGTTGGTCTAGGAACATCTCGCTAAACTGAGGAAAAGTAATTTCCTCCTTTGCGATACCTAGCGCCTTAATTGAGTTTGACTTTGCATCCTGCAAAGCCTGCTCTAAATCTGCGGCAAACTCTTTATCTCGTAGCATCCAGATTCGGATGGTATCGGGCTTTTTGCCCAACTGTTCCATCGCCTTTTTAGGCGACATACCCTCTGCTACCAAGGCCAAAACTTTAGCCTTTGCCTCGGCTAATGCCCCGCTTTTTGGGTTATTAGACCCCTTTTGAAAAGTCAATTAACTGTCCTATCTATAGTGTCCCTTGAAGGATTTGAACCTCCAGCCTTCGGCTTCGTAAACCGACGCTCTATCCGTTGAGCCAAAGAGACAGGTTTGGGCAGTATTTACCCATCTGCAATAGTCTGTTTTACAGTCAGTTGTAACAGACAGTAGATACAGTCTGTAACGCAAGTCTTTTAAGAGACTTGCTACTGTAATAGTAAATACTCTCTATATAGTATTAACCCGTTCAAACAGCCATTCCGAATGCTTTGCATTCTGTGAGTTACATCACAATAGTAAAAGTGCTGGTCAGAGCAGTATTAGCAGGACTGTAGCAGGGGCACTGTTGTACAGAAATATTTTTATTGCTGATACTACTACAGGTTGAAAAGACTATTAAAC